GCTCCGCGTCGCCGCCTCGGCGGCCGACAAGTCGTTCGTAACCCCAGCAATAGCCCCGGTCCCCTTGAGGCGGGCAATGATGTTGACGAAGAAGTTGCTCATGTGCGGCGGGTCCTAGAAGTATTATCCGCCCCGCCCGGCTTCCTGGGCGGGGGGGCTACTTCGACTTGGGCCGGGGGGTGTGCTGCTTCCGGGCCGACTCTAGCTGGGCATTCTGGTACTTCAGCCACTCCGCGTCTAGGGCCCGTATTACGTCCAGGAAGACCTTTTGCATCTCCCGGTCCAGTCCGACCCACTCAGCGTATTTGATGATTGCAGACCACGGGATGGGCCCCAGAGCCCCCTGCCCGTAGATGCGCTCCGACGTCAGTTCCCAGAAGCTGGCCAGGTAGAAGCCGTCCCCCGGCGACAGGGGAGGGGGCTCACCCCAGGGGAGCTTCTTCCCCTTCTTCTTCATCTGCTCTCCCGCCCAGCCGTCCCGCGCGTAGCGCAGGTCCCATGCTAGGCGGTCTCGGAGTTTCCCGAGAGCTCCGCCGAGTCAGGGCTGGGGCCAAGGAAGGTCTCGGCCGTCATGGCCATGGCGCGCAGGCGGTCGAACAACCAGTCGGGCAGGACCGCGCAGAGCTCCTGGGCAGCCTCCTTGGAGAAGGGGACATCGTTCCCCTTGTCATCCGGCATCCCCGACCAGCCGACGATGATGTACTCGGGGTAGAGCTCGCGGTCGATCGAGCGGTGGCGGCCAACCTCCTCGTTGCGGTCCTTGGTCGGGGTGGCCCGGAGGGCCCCGAAGCGGCGCAGGAGGTCGTTGTAGTACAGGACGTTGCTGTCGGTGGCCGGGCGGACCTTGATGGTGGCCTCGGCGGCGATCTGCGGGAGCCGCACGTCTGCGGTCTTGGTGCTGATGTCGCGGGCGGCTAGGTAGGCGAATCGGTTGGTCATGTTCTAGTCTGGATACGAAAAAGGGGAGGCCAGTGCCTCCCCTACCTATTGCGCCCGAGGGCTTTTGTCAACCCGACTAGTAGGTCGGGATGACCGGGAACAGCGAGATCCCGATGTCGTGGCCGAAGGTCTCGTCCGTGTAGGACTCGCCCGTGATGCTGACCAGCACCGAGGCGTCGACCGGGAACTCACGCTGGCCGCCGCCGAAGGTCAACGCCGGGAGGTCGAAGACCACCGCGCCGTCGCCAGCCGCTTCCAGCGCAGCCGAGAACGTGACCGTCTCGTTGTCGCGGATCGCGTTGACGATCGCCTTGTCGGTGAACAGCATCTGGCCCTCCAGCGCGACCTCGAAGAGGCCCGCGTTGACGTAGCTCGCACCCAGCACGCCGAGGCAGTTCTCGGGAGTCATGTTGTTGCGGATCGTCAGGGTCAGGTCCTTGAAGCAAGCACCGTCGCCGACCACGTCGGTCGAGAGGCGGATGTTGCTGCTGGTGCCGATCGCGGTCGTGCGGATCGGGGTGAGCGCGCCCGAGGCACCCGTGCGGCGGCTGCTGGTGATGGCATCGGTGTCGGTGCCGACGAACGCCCAGGAGGCGGTGACCTTCTCCTCCAGCGGGATGTTGATCGTCAGTTCGTTGGCGAAGTTGCCCTTGGCGTACTCGTACTCGTCGGTGCCAACACCGCCGAGGTCGGGGTAGACCACCTCGAACGTGAAGCTGCGCTCCAGGTAGCGTTCGTCGTCGGCGTCAGCCTCGACTTCCACGTTACGGAGGAAGCGGCCGAACAGGATGTCGACGTTGCCCAAGTTCGAGGCGTCGGTCGTGTCCAGGGTCGCGGACATCTTGTCCAGGCTGATCGTGGTCGACGTCACGGCCGTGACGCGGGCGTAGCCGATCTGGCCGGGGTCGAAGCCGTTCTGGGGCTCGAAGGTCGACGGGTTCGGCGAGCCGACGTGGATGTACTGGCCCGGCAGGATGCCGAGCGTCGAGGGGTCGACCGTGGCGAAGGTGATGACCGCCGTCTGGGTCGGGTACGAGCCCGTCACGACGAAGTTCAGTTCACCAGCCGCGAAGCGCATACCCGTCACGTCGAGCGAGGCGTTGGTCGGCGGGGTCTCGGCCACCAGCGACGAGCCGCCCACGGTGATCGTGGTGCCCGCAGCGGCCAGGTCGGCCGTCAGGACGTGCAGGCCGTTGTTGGCCGCGTTCGTGTAGCCCTTGGCCCAGAGCAGGGTCGCGTGGGCCGCCGAGTACTGTACCTTGCCCGCGAGCAGGGCCGAGGCCGCCGCGACGGTGAACGTGGTGCCAGTCGCCGCCGGGGGCGGGACAACACTACCCGTGCCGCGCAGGGTGAACTCCGTGTTGGCGAACTCCGCAAACACGAAGCCCTCAGCGAAGTCCTCGAACGAGGCCATCGTCAGGTCGCCCTCGAAGTCGACAGCCGAGGTCAGCCCCGTGACTGCGCCCTTGCGGCGGCCACGCTTGGTCGAGATCGGACGGCGGGCGACGGTGCTCAGTTCCGAGCCGAAGGTGCCGATGCCGTTGGGCTCGGTCAGCTTCCAGCCGGACGTGGCGGGAACGCCCAAAGACGTCTCGACGACGTAGCGGAGGGCACAGTTGTTGGAAGATACGCGGGACATTGGGTATACCTCTACGGTGTATTATCGGGGGGAGGAGGTGGTTTTAGGTCTTCGTGTAGAAAAGGACGACCTGAATATTGGAGGACACCGTAATCAGGCTGCTGGCCCACTGCGAGCCCTTGGCGAACGCGATGTTGGTGGTGTCACGAACAGAGACGCCCCACTGCCACCCGACGTTCGAGCCGTCCGAGTAGGGGAGGGTCAGGCGGCGGCCGTCCGACAGGATGGTGTTGGCGTAGCACTGGATGACCCGGTCCAGGTTGGTGATGCCGTGGGCGAAGAGGGTCTGGCCCGTGCCGGGGGTGCCGGAGTACTCGACCACCTTGTAGTAGATGGTTTTGCCGTCGACCCAGGTCCGGCCCGAGTCCTTCTCGGTCGCCGAATAGCTCAGAGGGGAGGCTGCCGTGAGGGCGTCGGTGGCCAGGTCGTAAGCGTCATCCGCCCGGATCTGGGCGGTCTGGGCGATGTTCTTGGCGTCCGCCGTGTTGGCGAGGTCTCCGAAGAGGCGTGACATTACTTGGTCTCCTCGTAGGCGAAGTCGGTGGTCAGGTTCACCTGGAACCAGCCGTCGGACGGGCCGACCTCCTGGACGTCGGTCGAGTACAGCCAGACCGGGGGCGTGAGGGTCAGGCCCTCCAGGGCGGCGCGCGCGGCGGTCACCAGCGTGTCGGAGGACGTGTGGCCCTCGTCCAGCGGGGTGAAGACCTGGACGATCACGATGCCCCGGCGGACGAACTTGCGGGACCCGATGCCGCCCAGGCTGTCCTGGTCGCCCGTGGCGTGGATCACCGTGGCGCGGGCCCAGCCGTCGCCCACGGGGGGCGTGAACCGCTCGTTGGCGAAGCAGTAGGCCTTGCCAGTCGCCGCCCAGGCGGTCGCGAACTGCTGGTAGATGGCCTCGCGGGCTTGGTTGATGGTGGTCATTAGAATCGGGAGATTCGGGTGTCGACTTGGGGCAGCCGCAGGCGGGCCAGTTCCGCATCGGCCTTGCGCCGCGCGCGGCGGAGTGCGGCCTCGATGAACCCGGCAGGGGCTTGCGAGCTCTTGCCTTGGTTCAGTTCGACGAGGTGCTTGGCGCGGTTCTCGATAGCCACTTGCCCCATGCTAGTCTTGTAGTTCTTGAGTTGGGTGACCCGGTTTGCCTGAAGCGAGAAGTTCAGAGGCACCGTGTTGATGGTGCCGATCTGCTTGCCGGGGCCATTGTTGTTGAACGTGGGAATCCAGTTCGAGCGGGCGAGCCCGGTGTCGACCGGGGTAGCCCGCGTGAGTTCGTCGAGCAGAGCCAGGCCCACGATCGTAACCGCCTTCTCCTCGGCAGTCCTGAAGAACTGTCGAATCTCGTCGGCGATCCGGCGGGCCTGCTCAAATACCACTACTCGGCCTCGTCAGCCTTGGGGGCCTTGGGGGTCTTGCGGCCCTTGGCGGCTGCTTGGACGGTCGGGGACTTCTTCGGCGGCGCGAGCGCGATCACACGCGCCTCCCACCAGCGACGGAGGCGGTGCGGGCCCAGGGTCTCAACCTCTTCTTGCGAGAGGAGGTCTCCGGGGTTCTTTTGCACGCCGTCGAGCAGGATCTGCTTCGTGACGATTAGCTCGGCCTTGGGGTCGAATCGTTGCTTCCAGTGACGCATAGGTGCTCCTTGAATGAATCGGGGCTGGCTGGAACGTCCAACCAGCCCCTATGACTGTGGCAGGTTACCCTGCCTCAGATCACGCGATCGCCGAGGCGAAGTACAGACCGAGGTCCGCGCTGACCAGCTTGTGGTCGAAGGCCATCTGAGCGATGAGCTCGTCGGCCTGGACCTTCTCGTCGCGGATGCGGCGCATATTCATGCCCAGCGCGCCGCCGCCCAAGAGGCCGCTCCAGGAGAACGTGTAGCCAGCCGACGGGGTCATCAGGCCCGGAGCCTTCGGGACGTACAGCAGCAGGGCGGCCTTGCCACCGATGAAGCTGATGCTGTCCGACGCGCCTTCCACGGCCGAGTTGTACACGCTGTCCATGACCAGGACCTCTTCGAGCTCGAAGAGGGCGGCCAGGGCTTCGCGCATCACGATCGCCGGGCCGACGGTCTGGCCACGGTCGAGGCGACCCACGATGTCCGGGTGGTCGAGCAGCACGT